GGTCAAAGCGAGGCCCGATAAGCGTGAATTTTTCTGTTTGAAATTTGGAGGTTCGCGGGTTAGAACTCTGATCATTTGGTTGGCGTCGCTTACTTGGGGGATTGCCGACCAATTCGTGATTGGGGGTTTTACGGGTTCAGTCTGGTAGCTGATATAGGTCTTGGATTAAGGACTGAGTCCACATAAGGCTTGTTGTGCCGTTGAGCAAAAAAAAAAACCACGAAACCGACCAAGACAGCCAGACTAGAAAAAGCGCCGCCTGCTCACGGCCGCTGGCCAAAGCGGCAGGGATTGCCGAAACGTGTATCAGTACAGGCAACAAAGGCGGATGCTGATCACGGGCGAAAGGGGTTAGTCAGCAATGTAATTGATGATGCCAAAAATAAGCCGGCGACGGGCAAAAATACAAAATTGGGTTCGCAACCTGAAATATTTGCTAAAAGTATCCGCCGGCTTGCCCGTCACCTTGGCAGATCAGATACGGCGGTCCGTAAATGGATGAAGCGAGAGGACTGGCCTTTTCCACGAACTCCGCCCTGGGATATCAAACAGGTACAGGCCTGGGCGGAGATAAACTTGCGGCCCGATCCGGGCAAGGCCTACCAGCAAAAGCTGGCCTCGCTCCGCAACGGCAGCGGTGCATATGGCGAGATCGGGGCTCTGACCAGGGCCAAAATACAGGTCACCCTCGAGAGGGCTATGTGGATTCGTCAGAGGAGGCTGGTGGAGGCTGGCAAATTGATCGATGCAGAGGAGGCCCAGCGGTACCGACTCAGACAAATTCAAGCAGCCAAAAGTTTATTGGTTACCCTGCCCCGATCAGTAGCCAATGCCTTAGTTGGACAAGACCGCAATGCAATTGAGCAGATATTGAACAAAAGAATAGAGGAACTTCTGGATGAATTCGCCGATAGTACTAGATAACCCCGCGACAAGCCATGAGGTTTGGAACGAAAGGGAACGCGAAGCTTGGCGAATCCCAAAGCCAATACGCCCCAGTGAGTGGGCAGAAAAATACCGCTATCTCTTCAAATCCAGTATTCCCGGTCCTTATCGCAATGCCAACGCCCCCTATTTGCGGGGCATTATGGATATTTCCTCGAGGCCTGGCTGTGTTCAGGTCAACATCATGAAGGCCGCACAGATCGGGGTCTCAGAAGCCGGCCGTAACTTGTTAGGTTATTGGGCCCATATGGACCCGGACCCAGTTGGTTTAACTTTGCCGGATCGGATCAAGGGCCGCAAGATTATCAAAAGTGATATCTTGCCTCTGTTTAAGCAGACTCCAGTTCTACGGAAACGCCTGGATAGTGAGGCCCGCGATGCTTTGATAGAAACCATTAGTCTCAACAATGGATTTCAGCTCGATCTGATGTGGTCGGGTTCTGCTACCTCTACCGCGAGTAATCCGGAACGGCGAATTATCAACGATGAAGTAGATAAGTTCAAACCTTGGGCTGGCGATGAGCCGGACCCGGTAGCCCGAACATGGAAACGAATGAGGACTTATGGAGATCGCCGTTTACAGTTCAACATTTCCACACCAACCACCACCAGCGGACAGATTCACAAGTTGTGCGAGGGATCGACAGTCCAATTGTATTTCTATGTACCCTGTCCACACTGCGGAAAATTTCAACGCTTGGTATTTCCCCATCTCAAATGGGGTACTTATAGGGAAGCGGAGAATAAGTCCGAGCTGGTGAAGTTAATCATCCGGGATGGATCTGCATGGTATGAGTGTGAACATTGCCATGAGCGGATTATTGAAGATCAGAAAGCTTTTGTGGTTCGTCAAGGCTATTGGTCATCCGAAACAGGCAGGGTAATTGATGCGGACAGTATTATGCACCAGAACGCTGAAGAAGTGGAACACTGGCCAACCGGTACACGTATTGCTATGCAGATATCTGCACTTTACTGTTTATGGGAATCATGGGCGGAGGTCGCCGCTGAATTCTTACTGGCGGAAGGAGATTTGGAAAAGAGTATCAACTTTCGGACAGAAACGCTCGGTGAGCCGTTCGAATATCAGATCAGTCGCGTGGAATCAAATGTTTTCAGTCAGAAAAGTATCCACGCTGCATTGCCGGCTGGGCTAGTACCTAAATGGGCTTGGCTTCTATTGGCCACGATAGACACACAGATAGATCATTTTTACGCTGTTATCCGAGCGTGGGGATCAGGCCGGAAGAGCCAGCGAATCTGGCATGGGCGATTAATGACTTTTGAGGAGCTGGATAAGTTGATCTTTATGACCAGTTGGCCGGTGGAAGACAATGTATCTGCTCCCATGCTTCCTGCGTTGGCCTTGATCGATAGTGGTGGAACGGAGGATAAGGTGCTGGGCGTTACTCGAACCATGCAAGTGTATGAATGGGTTGTACCTCGACAAGGGATTGTCCGGACCATCAAAGGTGCTTCCCGGCCAGGCCCGGGTTTGTACTGGCCTATGAAAAATCCACTGGGAAAATCTGCTACTCGTAAAGCTCCCGAGGACCTCCGGGCCTGGATGGTAGATACTCATCATTGCAATGATCTTTTGGCTGATCTGATTTTGCAGGGAGTGCCAAAGGAAAAAGACCGCTCACGGGGCGAGCCACCGCTGCCGGAGATTTGGTTATTGAATCAGGATAATGACGAAGAGTACAACCATCATTTGGCGGCAGTACATAAAACCGCCGATCGGACCGGAGCAAAAATCATCGAAAAATGGAAGCCTGTGCATCGTGGAAGCCGTTTAGATTATCGCGATTGTGAGGCTTATCAGGTAGCAGCTGCCTATATGGCTAATGTGCATTTGCTTCCACCTGAAGAAGAACTGATCCAGATGAGAGCCCAGGATACTAAGCAAAGAGAACAGCAGAAGAAACAAAATCAAGAGCGTCGATCAGGCATGGAGGCCTGGATTCCTCAACCTTTTAAACAGGAGAATGAATAGCATGGATGCAAAAAAACCGACACCAATTGAAACTACCGAAGCCCTTCGCGAGAAAAAAGATGCGGTCAATAAACGATTGGCTATATCCGATCTGCAAAAAAAACTGGGGGAGAAGAAGTGCAGGCATTGTCTGACCGTGGGAAAGTGGAAGATTTATAACACTCAAGGTAAAGTTAGATACGTCCATTGTCTTGCTTGCGGCAGGTCAGATAGTGTAATGGTCGATTAAATTACCACGCTGTGGTAAGAATTTTCATTTTTATAGTAAAAACTTACCACGCTGTGGTAATTACCCCCTTGTTTATTGTTTGTGCCTTTGCGATTTTGGGGGCATGGCGATTACTCTTGCACAAGTTGATGCGGCGATTGATGCCGCTTTTGCCGCCTTTACTTTGGGGGAAACGGCTTACACTCTGAACGGGAGGAGAGTGGAATTTCGCAGTTTGACGGAACTCCAAAATCATATTGATTGGTTAAGCGCTCAAAAAGTCCAACTAACTGCACAGAACGAAATCGATGCCGGCGGCGGCGGAGCTGCGGTAGTGGTTTTTCAGGAGCCGAGTTGATGGGTAAGCTTTTAGAAAAATCAGCTGTTGCCATCGGGCAATTCATTGTTCGGGTACAAGAGGCATCAAAATCAATAGGCTTAGCACATTATGATGCTGCAAAAAAGGACCGTACTAATAGAGACTGGCGAACTGTTCTCACCTCAGCCGATTCGGCGATTCTGAACGATTTGGATACTTTGCTGGCTCGTAGCCGGGCAACTATCCGTAATGATGGATATGCTGCCAGCGCCCAGGCGGGCTATCAGCGGTATGTGGTAGGGAGTGGAATTACCGCCCGGGCATCTGCTAGACATCCGGAATCCGGCGAAATGCTCGATGGGTTCAATCAGAAAGTTGATCTTCTTTGGGATGATTGGTCCAACACTCCGGAGTTTTGTGATGTTGAAAGAACCAAAACCTTGGCCGAAAAGCAACGTCTGTGGATGAATGAATTATTCGCCGCCGGCGGATTATTTATTATCGAGAATTATCGCCAGCGAGATAAAAGTGTAGGTTTGATTCTGCAGGAAGTTGAATATGAGCAGGCGGATACCACTAAAATCGAGCATGAAGGTCGGCAAGTTCGTGGAGGAATAGAGATTGATGAATATGGTGCGCCTATAGCTTATCACTTGAATACCATTAAACATCCTTTGAATGATTGGAGTACTCAAAGCAGTCGCATCGAGGCCTCGCGGGTTATCCATCTTTTTCGCCAGGATAGGATTCGTCAGAAACGCGGCGTCCCTTGGATGTCGGCCATTTTACCAAGCATACGCAATCTGGCGATGTACGAAACATATACACAGCTCAAAGCCCGAAATGAGGCGGCTTATACCGGGTTTGTCGAACAGGAGCAGCCGGGCAATGCTTTTACCCCCTTGCAGATAGCGAAGACTGTCGGGGCGGCTACACCTAGCGGAGAATCTGACAGCACCAACGAGTTGCAGGTAAGAATTGAGCCGGGACTGTTCCCCTTTCTCAAGCCAGGGCAGAGGGTTACTTTTCCGCCGCCACAGACTCCCAATACCCAATACCCGCCTTTTGTGCTCGAGCAACTCAAGCGAATAGCTGCCGGCACAGGTCTGGACTTGGCTACCATGGTTCGTTGGTACGCGGATGGTAATTTTTCCAGCCAGCGGCAAGCCAAGCTGGAAATCTATGCTGAGACCGATCCTATTCAACAGATTTATTTCATCAATAAAACGATGCGAAGAATTCGCAGGCGATTTATCGAACAGTGTATTTTGGAAGGTCGGCTTGAGGCTTCTGGTTATTTTGAAAACGAGCGCTGGCGGAATGCCTATTTACGAACCAACTGGAAGGGTCCGCCTAAACCTTCGATCGATCGGGCCAAGGACGCGGCCGGAACTAAGCTGCTGATGTCTATGGGACTATTGAGCCCGCAGGATTGGGCCAACGAGCAAGGGCTGGAGATACGCGACATTTATGCAGAAATCGCAGAAGCTCGACAAATGCGCAAAGATTTCGGCATAGATGATTTGATCGATCCCACATTTGGCAAGGTTGATCCTCGTGAACCTCGACCGGATAAGAAACATCCGGGCGATAACGGGGACGATAACTGGGACCTGAGTCGGTTAATTACCGAGCCGGTGCTTAGTGATTCAATTTTCTCGCAAGGAGTTCGCTAATGGCAAATCGCAGACGGCACAAACAACAAGTAAAAAATAGGGCGTTGACTGCGGCACTCGATACAGCCATAAGGCTTTCTACTGTTAAGGCTTTGGTGGCTGGTGAGTTTGAAGTTGATATAGAGAAAGGGGTGCTTAGCAATGTTTCAATTATTACCAGAGGTCCGGCAATAGGTCACGGCTTTGATGTGGACGATGTGATGCTCAAACAGGTGGCCGAGGCGATCAATGGACACACCAAAGGCGTTAAGTGTCGACTGACTCATCCGAAAAATTCGGGGGGAATGTTTGGTGGTGGAACAGATCCGATCGAAGTCATGTTGGGGCGGGCCAAGAATGCTCGTGTTGATGATTATCAGGTACGTGGCGACATTCAATTTGGCAATTATGCAGCAGACGGTCCGAATGGGGACCTTAGAAAATACCTGATGGGAATCGCTCAGGAAGACCCTGAAGTGATCGGCCTTTCCATTGTTTTCATCCCAGATGATTACGAACCCCGCACCGATGAAAATGATCAATCTTTGCCGCCGGCCGGCAGAGTTAAGGATGTTTTAGCTGTGGATTTTGTTGGAGACCCAGGGGCTAACCCAGGGGGTCTCTTGTCTAGCAACAGTAGCGATGAAGGACCATCGCTCACATTTTTGAAGGAGTGTATTATGAATAAGAAATTGAGGACCTATTTGGAAAGTGTCGGCTTAGCGGCTGATGCCAGTCTGGAAACCGCCATCCTTTTCTGGAAAGGATTAAGCGGCGATCAGAAGGCTGCAGCGGATGCCCTTTCTGATGGTGAAAGCAAGGGTGCCGGCAAGAATACCGATACCGCTCACTCAGGAACGGTCGTAGCCGATGAAGTGGGCACCGTCGGTGAAGAGATCATGGCGGGCGAAGCCGCAGCGAAGGCTCTGGTGGCTGACCGCACCCGGCGTGAAGGCATTATGGCGTTAGCCAAACTAAACGCTTTGGATACTGCCTGGGCTCAAGGCCTTTGCGATCGCGGCGTGACGTTGGCTCATGCTACAGAACTGGTGGAGTTGGCTAAAACCCATCAACCACTGCCGGTAGGCGCTGGCCCGCGGATTGGCGTGGGCGAGGATCTCAACCGCTCCACGCTGGCAGATGGTATCACCGATGCCATCATACTTCGTTCCGGAGCGCGAATGATCGAACTGGACAAGGATACCGGCATTGCCGTCCGCGATACCGCCGGCAAAACTGTTGTCCGCCAGCCCCACGAACGGGCTCTACAGTTCCGCAAGCTCTCCCTGCTGGACATGGGCCGTCATTACCTGGCTGCTCTTGGCGTGCCGGGAGTGGACTACATGGGCCGGGTTCAAATCGCTGAATTGTTGCTCAATCCGCACAAGCTGCAGGGGCAGTACGGCATAGTGGCCTTAGCCCAGGGGACCAGCGATTTTCCGTATATCCTGGCCAATGCCCTGAATAAAAACCTTCGAGCGGCTTACGCCGAAGCTCCTACTCAGTGGCCGATGTTCTGTTCCAGACTCTTGGTTCCGGATTATAAGCAATTCTCTCTGGTATCTTTGAGCGAGGCTCCTGACTTGGTGGAGCGAGACGAGGGTGGCCCGGTCGAATACGGAACCCTGACGGAAAATCGAGAAGTGGCAACTCTCGCTGAGTTCGCTAAAGGGATTCGGATCACTCGCCGGACCATGGTGAATGACGATCTGAATGCCTTCAGTCGACTGCCCCAGATGCTGGGACCCGCGGCCAAGCGAAAAGAGGACGATGTGGCTTTTGCTATTTTGACGGCTAATGCCGCCTTGGGTCAGGATAGCATTGCCCTCTTCGATGCGGCCACGCACAAAAACTACATCACTGCCGGTGCCGTTCCCAGTGTTGCTACTCTGAATGTCGGGGCTGCGGCCATGGGTGTACAGAAGGGTATTGGTGGAGCCTCTTATCTGGATATTCAGCCCAAGAGTATCCTCTGTCCTATCGCTCTTTCCGGAACGGTGAAGCAGTTGATTGCTTCTGTGGTTGATCCATCCAAGAACAACGCCGCTGAAAATATTTGGCGCAACAGACTTGAGGTTGTCGCCAACGCTCGGCTGGATGCGGCCAATGCCAATGGTTGGTATTTGGCGGCTGATCCCAGCCTGGTAGATACCATCGTGGTGGCGTTCCTCGAAGAAGAGCAAACCCCTGTTACCCAGTCGGAGACGGACTTCGACACCGGCGATCTGAAGATTTCAGTTCGCCATAGCGTTGTTGCCAAGGCTATCGATTATCGTGGCCTGTTTTACAACGATGGTGTCACCTAATAGTTGAATCAGATAAGCGGCGACGGCTAAGACCGGCCAGCCGTCGCCGTTGGCTGATAATGGCCGGTCGTTTTGGAAACCTAGTGGTTAGGGATGACTGATAAACTTTGCTCGTCAGGGCGAAGAGCCTTGCCGTAGCACGAAAGGAGTCAATTATGAATACTTATCGAGGCGAAGGTAAACTTATTAGGTGGTACAACGGAACCGGTTTGGCTGTTTCATCCGGCGCCGTCGTCAATCTTGGCGGCGTTTATGGTATTGCTGTGACAGACATTGCCTCAACGGCTTATGGTGCGCTGATGATCAGCGGCGTTCACAGCCTGGCAAAGTTGTCTACGGATACCTTTACCGCCGGCCAGAATCTGTACTGGGATTCGGGAAATAGTCGTTTGACCGAAACAGTGATTGCCGGTGCCCTGATCGGTGTTTCCGAGAAAATTTATGGCAACGGCACTACCACGGCCACCGTCATTCTGAATACCGGTGCCGGCGGCGAGGGCGGTGAAACCGCGGCCAATGTCGCGGCTATGGGCGCTCAAACCCAAGATGCTGTTACCGACAATACTACTGGTACGGCAGGAACCACACTGGCCGTAGGTCCGACTGCAACCCAAGATGTTGTTACTGACAACACCACCGGGACAGCAGGAACCACGCTAGCCGTAGGTCCAACTGCAACCCAAGGCATACTGGTTAACAGCACTGGTGGAGCGGCAGACTTGACTTTTGATGCGGTAACGCAACAGGCGGGCGGAGCCGGTGTTGAATTGACTGATGGTGATGCGGCCAAGATCAACAACAACTTCACCGAGTGTGTTACCGAACTGAATCGGGCGAAGGCCGACATTTTGGCTCTCAATGAATGGGCTGAAGATTTGGTTGCATCTTTGGCCGCTCAAGATGCCAAAGTCAAGGCCGACATTTTGGCTCTTAACGAATGGGTTGAAGATTTGGTTGCATCTTTGGCCGCTCAAGATGCCAAGGTCAAAGTTGACGTTGCGGCTGCCAGAACTACGCTGAATGCAGAGATTGCTGCCATAAAAGCTGCTGGCCTACAAGCCTCTAGCTAAGGGGCAATGATCCATGAGCGCCTTGGCTGAGCGAATGATGGCGAAATTTAATGGTCTCGGGCAGACCGAGGATGTTGTCTATCGGCCTGCCCAAGGCTCCCCTCGCCAGATCACAGCTTTAGTTGATAGGCAAGCTCCCGAAGGAGTCATGAATAGCACCGTTTTTCCTTTACGGGTTACGGTGCTCAATGACCAATTCAAAGGCATTGATCCTGCCCAAATGGATCGTGGAACCGACAGGTTGGATGTAGCTGAACGAATAGGTGGTGAACTCAGCACACGGGCAATTCAACGAATTGTTGATCAGGATAGTGAATTTGCGACTTTGGAAGTTATTTGATTTTACTGAACAGGAATGAGTGGTGGTACGAACGCGGAGAGATATGCGAAGATTGGTTTAAGAGGTGAAAACACGGAGGATTTGTAGGAGATTGATTTATGTTCAATGGAGTGCCGCAAACTTTTATCTTATCGGTTTTGGGGTTATTTATTTTTGGAATTTTGTCTGTTTTTTCCACAGGCACGGTTGGGCAGAGCACACCGGAAGGTATGTTTTTACAATTTGGTGGTTTTGGTTTGTGCGCCTATATGGTTTTTCAGAATTACCGGGCACAGAAGAACTCTATTGCAGAATTTGCAATACAGAGAAAGGAGTTACTTGAGGTTATTAGAATTCAACAAGCGAAGGTAGATGAGAAGGATTTAAAACTTGAAAAGAGAGATGAGAAGTTGGAAAAGTTGCACAATGAAACCATTAATGTAATCAGGAAATGTACGAAGGTTTGAGAATAGGATTCGAAAGTGTGAAGCAGTTGATTGTCATAAGTCAAGGAGGACTAAAATGAAAAAGTTATGGATTCTAATTCTATTAACTGTGTTGCTGGTGGGATGCAACGGTTTTCAATGGGGGACTTCTGAACAACGAATTGCCAATCTAGAAAAAGCAGTGGCTACTAGTCAGGCCGCTGTTGCCAATATGGACAAAGACGTGGCTACGTTGCAGGACATCATTACCCGCAGCCAAACTTATTTAGCAACTGCCGGACTGGATGCCGATACCACGGCCAAACTTACAAAGATTCTAACCGATGCCCAGAATATTTTGGCTAATACTTTGGCTAAAAAAATGCAAGTGCAAACTGACCTTACAAGTTATCAGCAACAAATTCTGGCAGTACAATCTGGGGAGCAAGGACTTGGCCAGGAATTACAGCTGTACGGACAGGGCATCCAAAAAATTGGAGGCTATGTACCGCAGCCTATAGGCCCCTGGGTTGGTCTGGGTGGTACGGGCCTGGCATTGATAGGCTCCATAATTGTTAGTTTGCAGAAGCTCAAGAAGAAAGACGCTACCACAACCAATATTGTGGAATCTGTCGATGCTCTGCTCAAATCTTTAAGCGAGGCTGAAGCTGCTAAGGCCAAACTAGTTCTGAAAGATTCCCAGACTCCGGAAGCCAGAGCAGTGGTGATGGAAGTGCATAATACTTGACAGATATGAAAAAGTTATAGATGTAATGAACGATTTGCTCTCAACGAATTGCTGCCGGAAAATGTTAGTTATATGCGTTTGTGTTTGCACGGCAAAGCGGCTCGAAACTGTCGGCACCAGGTTCCTTATGTCAAGGGCTTTTATGGTTGTACAAACGTAGAGAGAAATCTGCTGGAAGTGGAATGGTGCGGTAGTCGGCCTAAAGAATGTAAAGGTTGGGAACAGGCTCGTATAACTGAAATAGAAAATGGAAATACCCGTTCATAACATTACCGCCGCCGAAATCGCCGCTGCTGCTACGCAGACTATCAGTGCCAGCAACTTCACCATCCAGCATAATAACCAGCCGGTGGTGCTGATTACGCTTACTGGAACGTTTCAAACCCGTACCAGCGATGCCACTACGGCCATTGCTGACGGGGTTAAAGACGGTCAGATATTAACTCTGGTACTCAAAGATATTGGTAACGGAAATTCAATAATAATTAAGGACAATGCTAATACTGCTCTCCGGGGAGATTGGTATAGGGCTGTCGTTGAAACTTGGTTGAAATTGTCCTGGGACCAGACGGCCTCTCAATGGATTGAAACAGGCGCAAATGACGGCACCGGTACGGCCAGCGGCATTAATTCTCATGCTGAAGGTACGGGTACAATAGCTAGCGGTGAATCTTCTCACGCTGAAGGCAATGCCACAACGGCCAGCGGCATTCGTTCTCATGCTGAAGGCAATCTTACAGTGGCTAGTCAGACTTCTGCTCACGCTGAAGGCGACACTACAACAGCCAGTGGTATTCGTTCCCATGCTGAAGGTACATCTACAACAGCTAATAACGAGAATGCTCATGCTGAAGGCTTATTCGGAATAGCCAGCGGTGCTGGTGCTCATGCCGAAGGTAGATATACAACAGCTAGCGGTGAATCTGCTCATGCCGAAGGTTATGGTGCAACAGCCACTGGCACTCGTTCCCATGCCGAAGGCAACGGCACATTAGCCAACGGTTTCGGTTCTCATGCCGAAGGTGGGGCTTCTTCAACCAGGCTCATAACCTATTTGTTCGCCACGGCCTCCGGATATTTTTCAGCAGGGGGAGATGCCCAATTTACCCGTGTTGTTATGCGTCGCCAAATAACGCATAGCAGTAGTGTGGCGACTTGGTACAGTCTTTTTATTGATGGAGTTACGGCCACAGAACTATTCAAAATCCCTGCGAATACGGTTATCAATTTCAGGGTTATGATTGTTGGTAAAACAGATGACGACAGCAAACGATTTGCTTACAATATCACGGGAGCTATTGCTAGAAATGGAGCCAATTCTACCGTGATTCTCGGAACACCAACAATAACAAATGTGTATGAGGCTGACGATACGGATTATGAAGTTCAGGCCATTGCCGATAATAACAATGAGGCTCTTGATATACAGGTTCGAGATACTACCTTTGCAGGAGATACTGTTCGTTGGGTAGCCGTGATTGAAGCCCTTGAGGTTGGATATTGAAATAGACTTTAGACTTTGGGCTTTAGATGCCTACAGTCCAAAGTCCATAGCCCAAAGCCCGATTGAAAGGAGTAAATTGATGGCTCTAACCGATGTTGCTGAAAAAACAATAACCATAGCTGACGAGACTATCGAAATCCGTAAAAAGATTTCCCAGGTAGTAAGTTTTGCGGAGATTCGGCTGGCCGAGATTCGCAGCATCGTCAAACTCCGCAGCCGCACAGCCATTGCTGCCCAACTCGGCACCGATGCTGCGGCTATGCTCACGGTCTATACCAAGCTCAAAGAGGCTATCGAAGTTGCCAAAAACATTACCGTTGAGGCTCTACCATAATGGCTAATGAAATCAGAGCTACATATAACACCGGAGCAAACCTATACACCCTGGTTTTTAATGCCGCCGGCCAAGTATATTATCCTGTGGGCGGTGCTTTTGAAACTTATGGCACAGGCGGACATGTACAAGACGATTATGATATTGTCTTATCCGAAGTAGGAACCACTGGACAATATCGAGGCACGTTCCCTGTAGTAGCTGCCGGAGTTTATAGTGTTGTAATGTTTTTGAGAATTGGGGCCTCTCCCGCCTCTACGGATACCATCATCGGCTCGACAGGCGAAATGCACTGGGATGGTGCTGCGGAGATTGACGCCTCGGCTTTACACACTCACGAAACAACTATCGAAGGCTACACGGATATTCTGGACGATGCGACCAACGGCAACGCCGCTATCAAGGCCGAGGTGGAAGGCATTGGTGGAGTAGCTATGCGAGGCACAGATGGCGCGGCCTTGGCTACGGTTTGCACTGAAGCTCGTCTGGCAGAACTGGACGCGGGAACGCCTGGTAAGGCTGCTGCTGAAATTGATATTATGAAAGTGGACGTTGCGGGCTTAGATGGGGCGGCTATGCGAGGCACAGACAATGCTGCTCTAGCCAGTGTGTGTACTGAAATCAGACTCGGCAAGCTCGATGCTACTATCTCCAGCCGCAGCACGCCCGCCGAGATAACCACCGCCGAAGGTAACATACGCGGGGCGGATAGCGATACGCTTAAGACGCTCAGCGACCAGGCGGACTTGCAAGGCACGCTGGCCAACCAGACTACGCTCCTGGCTCGCATAGGCGCGTTTACCGTTACGGGCGCAAATACCATATTTGGATTCCTCAAGGGCCTGATGAGCAAGGCGGCCAGCACACCGTCTGACGTGGGCGGTACATTCAGCGCGGCTACTGACTCGACAGAAGCGATCCAAGAGAAATTAGCTACTGTGGAGACCTATGTACAGCGGATCGGCACAGCCAGCGTCAACGTAGTGGCTCCTGTGGCCAGCGACGGGGACATTACCATTATCCAGGGTGATGATTATCTGGATGCTGATAGCCGGGCTCTGGAATGGCAGAACGAGAACTGGACTACCCCCAGTTTGGTAGGGGCCACGGGCAAACTTCGCTTGGTGGTGCAAGAAGATTATGACGTGGGCGACAACACAAAGGACCTCGAAGTCAGCGTCGCGGTTTCTATGGATGGCACCACTGCAGTTTTCAAGGTCGATCTAACCGCAGCCCAGACGGCGGCTCTGGCTGGGAGTCCCCCGGGCGATAAATACAATTACACCTATCAGCTCCAGGTAATCACTTCCGGCGGCAAAAAGCTGACCATCGCTATTGGTAGTTGTTATGTGCAGCAGGAGGTGGCCTGAGATGATTGAGATTACGGTCAATCGCCGGCAGATGCGAGAGCTCAAGGCTTTTTTCGCCGAGGCCCCAAGAGAACTGCAGACTGTTCTTAGCAGAGCAATCAACAAAGTTGGGGTAACTGCGAGAAAGAGAATCATTGATATTATAGCTCAGCAGATTGCTGTAAAAAAAAGTGATTTACGGAACAGAAATGTTACTTTGCGGAGGGCTACTTATCGTGATTTGATGGCCAATATAGTTATCAGTGGCCGGCGAATTCCTATATTTAACTTTGGAGCCAGGCAAACAAAGAAGGGAGTAACGTATCGTATAAGTCGCAGTGGTGGCCGAAAAACAGCGCTAGGCGCTTTTATGGAGTCTTATGCGAGCGGAACTCCGATACAAATGAGAAGCGGACACCGTGGAGTGTTTCGGCGCAGGCAGCTCGAGGGACATGAGCTTGCTCGATTGCCAATTGAAGAAATATTTGGCCCATCCGTACCTGTAGCAGCAGAGAATATATCCGCACTGACTGAGGCCTCCCTGAATAACGTCATCGGCTCGCGGCTCGAAAAAGAGATAACTACCCAGGTAGGCGTGATACTCCAGAGACATCGGAGGTCTGCATAAAATGGCCGAATCAATTATCGAACAGATCGCTCAAGCCATCGTCACCAAGCTGAAGACGATTACCGCAGCCAACGGTTATGCGAATACCGTCTCGGAAGTAGTGAGGCCCCGGCGTACTGGAGAAAATTTTCACCCTGCGGATAAGGGTATTTCCGTCTTGCAGGATAACGCCGAGCGGGAGACGAGCGAGGATATAGTCGGCAACCCGCCGGCTATCGGCTGGCGTCAGCCATTCACTATTGATTTATTTTTAAGACATAGCGAAAAGAATACGGTGCCTATGGATCAGGCCTTGAATAGCTTTATTGCCGATGTCCAAAAGGCTCTGATGGCTGATGTTCAGTGGGGCGGACTGGCTATTCGTAGTGATCTCGGTTCTGTCGACTATGCCGAGCCTAGCAGAGGCTTTGAGGGCGCTACTGTTTGGATCGAGGTAATTTATCGGGTTGCTGAAAACGATCCCTACCTGAGAATCTAAGGAGTGAAAAATGTCAGTTTCACGCATATACGGCGATTTTACTTTTCTAGGTACGGTAACTTTTATCGGCTCGCTCGTTCTACCGGATGGAACAGTCGACAATGACGCGATAGCTGCTGGGGCGGCTATCGTAACCAGTAAGATGATACATCGATATGCTATTCATTATAAACAGGACGATGGGACTGACGTGGTCGCAGCTATTGTACCGATTCACACGGTTCGCGGAGCAACGGCTACAATTCTGGCTATCGAAGTTGCCTGTGTTGATTCTCCCAGCGGTGGCGATAAGGCCTTCACAGTCGATCTTAAAAAGGCGGATCAAGATGTACCGACTCCGGCAACCGTCCTCAGCGGAGTTATTAATTACAGTAGCACCCAAGCCGACTGTGAGGTCGAAACCGGCACCATCAGCTCCTCCAGTTTGGTGGCCGGAGATAGCCTACTGGCCGTGATAGCTGTCAGTGGATCGACAGGTGTTCAGGGGCAAGGTCTGATTGTAACGGTTTGGGTCGATGAAACTCCGTCATAAAGAAGGCATAATTTTATTGAAAGGAAACAAAAATGGCAAATGCGGCAACAAAACTCGGTAGAGTTAAAGTTTTACAAGTGTCGCTGGAAACAGAAAAGGGTACATTGGTAGCCGGAGCTACCCATGTTTTGGCTTTTGAGCCGGTTATGCAATTGACTGATAGTACGCAATCACGAGAACCTTCGGGCGCAGCTTTGGGTCATTTCCCTGCTGTTTCCGGAGAACGAGTTGGAACCTGTACTTTCCGAACCGAATTGCGCGCTGTTTCCGGCGCTGCCACGGCAGCCATAGACGCGGGGTTGGCCATTCTTTTGCAAGCTTGTGGTTTTGGCTTAACTGCTGGGCCTCCGAATGTTTTCGCGCCGGTAAGTTCCGTCGCCGCTATGAAAACTATTACTATCGGTATGCACGAAGGCGGCGGGGATAATCCAAACAGCATGTATAAGCAACTGCATGGTTGTATGGGTAACGTACGGATCAGCGGTGAATTCGGCAAGCCGGTTTTTTTTGAATTTGATTTTAGCGGAGTATGGAATCCACCTACCACGGTTGCTGTGCCGACAGCTACCATAAATACCCAATTGCCTATCAGAGCAGCCGCGGTTACTTTCACCATCGGTTCTTACAATCCTCTGATTTCTACTTTCAATTTGGACATGGGCAACAAAATCACACCGGTGGAAGATATTCAAAAAGCCCAGGGAGTGACTTTTTATGTGATCACTGGACGTGATCCGGTGATCACCATGGATGCCTTGGCTGAATTAATTGCTTACTATGACGCTTATGGATTATGGTTGGTTGGAACTGAAGCCGCCTTGAGCATGGCTTTTACTAATGGCACTCGTGGTCTGACCCTGGCTGCTCCTAAGTTACAGCATCGGGCACCGCAAGAAGGCGATCGGGACGGTAAATTGACTGAGGAGATCACGGCCCAATTGAATGTAAGCGATCATGACACCGGCAATGACGAGCTGACCTTGACGGCAACTTAATCATCCTGATGCAGTTACTTATTCTGTTAGGCTCTGAAAGATGAACTCGTCAGGGCGTAGGCCCTGCCATAGCATGAAAGGAGAATGACTGTGGAAAACATATCTAAAATCAGAGAGGCCGTTCGCAAACATCACGGTGGCTTTGAACAAGCCACCGATTTACAGATACAGCGTGTCTGGGATTCGCTGCCCGCCGAAGTGCAGCAGCGATACCTGGACGGTTTGGCGGAGTCTAAAAAGATTGTCGATAAGGAGAAAAACTAATGCCCTTACCTTTGAGTACCGAGGATAGATTCAGTCTGGTCCTGCGCACCGATGAAAAATTACCCCAGGAAAAACAGCCCCGGTTTTTCTTTCGGTTTTTGAGCGGGCGTGAACAACGCAGACAGGCCGAGAAGTTCGACGAACTGGAGCGGCTTAATAGCTCTGTACAGCGGATCGATAAATTATTTGCTATCCTCAAAAACGTTCTAGTGGGATGGGAAAACATGCCCAATGGCTTGGCTTATGACCTCGAGCGTGTTGAGGACGTCCTGCAATTCAGCGAAGCTCAGGAATTAATTTACCGGGCCTGGTCCTACAGTCCCAGAATTGAGGACCTAAAAAACTTAGAATCGCAGTCGCCTATTCCTTCGGGCAAATCTGCCGGCCCGGAAAATGCAACACCTGTAAAGACCCCGTAAGCGAGCAGTCGCCTTATGAGTACGAGTGTCCGCTGTGCAGCGGGTTCGGCTGCGATGGTTGTAAACAAACGGGGCGTTTCTCGTTGAAGCAATGTCCCAGAAAAAGCATACCGGCAGAGGTTTGGGAATTTATGGATTACGCCGACCTATACGAAAAGGGCTTGCCGCCGGTAGCCGGCGGAGCCTTGGACCAGGCTCAGGCGTTCTTGAGCTATTGTCGATTCGTCTGGGCGGAGAAGGCTCGCCACCAAGCGAGATTGGGTGGATTATAAAATGGCTAAGCGTCAACTGGATGTTGTTATAGCTGCACAGAATCAGACGCCGCGGGCCTTTGCCTCCGTGGGGCAGGGGCTTAGCGGTCTGAGCCAGCAATTAACCAGCATGCGTAATTTAGCGCTAGGGGGATTGGGCATATACGCCTTAGTCAATCTGGTCCGGGAATCCATAACTGCTTTTGGCAAGCAAGAACAAGCAGTTCGTAATCTATCTGATGCCTTGAATCTGTTAGGCGCCGGCGGGCAAGCTGCCGTTGATGATATGAAAAAGTTTGCTGCTGGAATCCAGAAACAAACGATTATAGACGATGAGGTTGTTCTGGGAATAATGGCTCTGGGAGCGAGTATGGGCAAACTCTCCGGCCAGCAGCTGCAGGACGCCACAGTTGCGGCCATCGGGCTTTCCCGGGCGTATAAGATGGACCTAGAGGCATCTATGCGATTAGTGGCCAAGGCTGCAATGGGAAATACATCTCAGCTCAAACGTTTCGGCATAGTTCTTGCTGAGACGCTGAGTCCCCAGGAAAAATTCAATGCTTTGCTGCGTATTGGTGCCGATAATTTTAGCCTGGCCACCGGGGAAGCTCAAACCGACAGCGGTAAATTGGAGCAATTTAAAAATACCATTGGCGACCTAAAGGAAACATTGGGCGATCAATTAATGCCCGTAGTCGTGGAATTCACGGACTGGATCAAAAAGGATTCAGAGGCTCTAACTAATTCTCTTCAGATCGTTGGTATTCTTGCCAAGGGATTTTTGTATTTAGGCCGGGGTATTTATTGGACTGGCGAACATCTAGGTTGGCTGGCAAACAAAGCTATATATGCGAACGCAAAATTGATGGATTTTCTTACCCTTGGATTAATAGGTTATGAAGAAAGACTGGACCAGCTCAGCACCAGAGAATCGCTGGTAAGTGACGAGCGGCTATTAGCCGGTCTGTTCGCGGGCGGACCATCAGGGCCGCAGACGCCACCGCCGGGCAAATCAGACTCGGAGGCCTCGGCGAAAGAGGCAGTGCATTTACGTGATCTGGAACAACTAAAAATTAAGATTTTGAAAGAAGGGATGGAGGAAGAAGAAGAAACCGTCAAACTAAAATATAAAAATCAAATTGAGGCGGCTGAGGAGGCCGGTGACAATACCAAGATATTAGAAGAGATGCTCCAATGGGAGCTGTATGGTATCCGTAAAAAATATGCCGATAAGGAACAAGACGAACAGCGTAAGCAGACGGAAGCCCTGGCCAAGGAACGGCTGGACAGCACCAAAGGTCTTTTCGGCGAGATCAGCAATCTGTGGATTAATATAACCAAAACCGGCCTCGATAAAGAGTTGGCATTATTAGCTGTAGAATATCAAGAGGCCATGATTGAGGCCCAACGGTTAGGCTCTGAGGTGATGGAAGCGACTCAACTGAAGTTCGCTTTGAAGCAGCAGCAAATAATTAGCGACCAAGCGGAGACCGCCGCTCCGGCAGATAGATTTAGTGAACTTCGAGCAACGGAATCCCGGATGATGTCCAGGGCCCCTGGCTATTCTGATCCTTACGCACAGTTGCATAAGGACAATCAGGATCAAATAAAACTCCAGGATGGAAATCTTAAGATCACCGAGCAGGTAAAAGAAGTACTGGAAAGAATGTATGCCAAGATGGGAAGCGGCGAAGGTACAAGCGTTTTGACTCTTGCGGAATAACAGCCATGGCTATAGTCAGTATAAGAGAAGGTTTTAGAGGTCATTCGGCCGGCGGAGAAGCCGACAATAAAACATCGGTGAGATGTTTTTCCCTGATTACCGATAGTGTTGCCGATGATGCTCGATTCTTATGGCCACAGTCTGATCCCCTAACCCCGTCTATTATAATTCCTGCTCCCGGAACATTCTATCCCGGATGGACGACTCTGCGGTCTAAAGAACCACAGGTAACAAAGGTATCGCCGACTTTTTTCAATGTCGTGGTGAATTATGGCGGCAGCGTAAATGAGGGTGGTAAGCAAGAGGAAGAAGGTGCGGCAGATCCATTAAATCAGCCGGCGGAAGAATCATGGGATACAGTCACCACTACCGAAAAGGTGGATGTCGATGCGGATGGCTATTCATATATAAACAAACTTGGCGAACCCATTGAGGTCGATGAGGAAATTCCAGATCAAGTTTTGACTATTGTCAGGAATGAAGCCGCTTTTGATGAGTCTGTAGCTTTCGACTGGCATTTTTCGGTTAATGCGGTTCCGTTTCGTGGGGCTCCTCGCGGGCGGGCCTTGATTCGCCGGCTTAGGGTGGAACACGTGAAAAATTCGGCCGGGGAAATTTTATACAGTAAGGTAAATTATGAAATTTACTTCCGCTGGAAAATTGCGCCTATCAGATATGAGTATTGTTATCGCGTTATAAACAATGGAGCCAATTTTGAGCTCATACCTGCGGGCAAAGAAGATGAGTATGCTTGGTATCGCAGATATGCTCATCAAGGAAATCATTACTATAACCCGGCGACAGGGAAATTCCCCCTTGCGCCTGATGGTGTGCCGGTTTATATCAGTGTTGTCGATGGCACGATAATAACTGATTATTCAAAGGTACACTGGGTCTATCAAAAACGATACCCCTTTGTTCAATGGGCGGGACTTGCATGAGGTACGTTATAGACAGCAAAGCCGCTCGGATTCTTAACGAAGCCGTCAAATATATCAGCGAGCAAAAAAGGCATCACGGCCCGCTGGGAGTTATTAGAAAATCAATCTCTTTTGCCGCTCAAACGGCTACTTCTTCTATCCGGCCTGGCCAAATAAAGGAAGTTGCTATAAATGAAGGTCCGCCAACTAGCCATAAATACGGCGGTCTCTACGTTGATCCCGTTAGTATCAGTGATGCTCTATCGGTATTAGGTACTGGTGATGGCACGGCTTACACAGTACAGGTAACAGCCGGGGCTGTCATCTTGGTAAAAACGGGCGGTACGGGACCAGGCACTTCTACCTTGCTATTTAGCGTCTATACTACGCTAACTACGATGGTAGCTGCCATTAATGCTTTAGCGGGTGGTTATGCAGCTAGCGTTCTAGGCGTTGGTGCGGCGGACAGTTCGAACCTATTTGTTATCTCAGCGACAAATTGTAAAGCGGTTGCAGTTACATTGGAATATTTCTCTGAGGTATGGGGAGGCTATTCTCTAGACCCGCTTTTGAGTACGGTATCCACAAATGGGCTTCGAGTACAAACAAGTCAAGACGGAAATGTTGTTTATATCTCCATGTCTGTGGACCAATATTGTGGAGTTATTCTTGCATGGGATAAGTTAACAAATTCAATAATCGAGGCTGGCATTCTCGGTGGAGAATCTCTTAAGGTTATCGTTTGTTCCTGTACCTAAAACCTGCCTAGATGAGTCGGCGAGGCCTGTGGCTTCGCCCCGAGGCGAGCTGGTATGTCTGATTATTATACATCTTATGCGGTGGCGACTTGGGAACAGTACGTTGCCGCTGGCGACCCAAAGGAATGCGGAGACCCCCTCACACCGCCGGAAAACGATTATTATTACCGCATGTTCGCCAGGCATTGCGATACGCCTAACCAGACGAAAGCCAAACGGGGATGTCAAGGAACAAGAACCTGTTGTGAGCAGTGTTCCAGATGCCTTTGTGCCTGTAGCGGTATAGATCAAGGCGGGATAAGTGAAAACATAACCATAACTTTTTCTGACGTGATAGTTTGTAGTGGGTATCCTGCTTGTTTTGCTGAGGTGAATAATACCTGGACACTGCCTTTGGTTTCTGAGACTAACTGCATCTGGTCAGCCGAATTTCCGATATGTTCAGGCAGTAATACTTTATTTCTTTCCGGCTCTCTTTTAGGACCGTCGGCTACAAGAGAGTTATTAATAAGTGCAGGAGCTTCAGGCGGAGGAGCGGGTCTCTTTACTGCTGGATATGCCCCTGGAACGGCATACGAAATTACACCCGCTTGGTGTGAGGCTGGAAGTACATCGGCCATACCCAATGATAATATCGTTACCGGCTGTGGTTTTCCTTTCGGAAACAGCGGATATGATGGTTCTGCGATTGTTGCCTGGAGCCATCTTGGAGTAACTCCCCGATACTATACGGCTGTTTTTTCCGGCACTATAACTCCTTGCGGGAATTGCACTGAGCAAGCGGTAGTTGCCGCAGCTATAGAAGAACTCAAAAACCCCGCAGGCTGGATTTTGATACCCACGCTCGGCAACTCTTGTATGTGGAACACACCCAAGTTTGGCGTTCCAGGGTATCCTGGTTGGTACTGGTATGCGACTTTGCAGCTAGTAGCCAACGGCACTGATACTCAATGGGTCGTATGGGCAGTTATCATAGATTATCGGCATACGCGCCCTATTCTTTCTGAACCCGGCCTTAGTTTAGGCCAAAAATATGCTTGTGATTACGACTGGAATACTCATTTATTTTTTTATGCCGTTGAAGATACTGCTAGGTATCAATGCAACAGCCCGCCAACCTTGGCAAATGATTTAGCTTGCAACGGACATGTCAATTCTGGTGGCGGCGGTTCTTACGATGCCAAACAGTATAGTCCTTGTGCCGAGGGAGGCAGTTGCGAACTGACGCCGACATGGTAACTCAATGTATATTCTTAGGACAGCAAGGGAAGTACCCCTGGTGTAAGAAACATGAGGCTTATACCAGTGCCGTCTTTTGCGGATTATGTGCGGAGCAGGGACCGGATTACATTGGCGATCTGTTTGCCCGGCGAGATGGAAAAAAAGACAAGAGTTTTTCTCAAAAGATCATACATCGAACCTCTCAAGCTCTGGGCCGTGTAGCAGGGGGAGGGATTGTTTCTGCAGTAGTATTGCAGCGACGCCAGGAAGTTTGTTTCAAATGCGAACTGCTGACGAAGGATGAAATGGGTTTTTGGTGTGGCAAACCTATAACTCAGGAATTAAGATTGGGAGGAGAAAAAAAAGGCTGTGGTTGTCTATTGGAATCTAAATGGAAGTATAAAAACTTTGAATGTCCAAGGAAGCTTTGGCCTGTGATAGCATCATAGGGTATATCGCCAGTATAACACACCGTATAATTCCCCCCTTTTGTGCAACAAAATCAGTACAGACTAACACAGAATGAGACTTTATAAGCCAATGTTGTAAATGGGCTTATATTACAAGTCTCTGTTGTTCAAAAACTTAGAAATTACCTTGGAAGAATTGTCGAGCAAGCGCTCTAACCAACTGAGCTAATCGCCCCTATTTTCTAAATATCTTTCAACCAAACAGTTAGAACAATTTATTTTCTGCTTGACCTGCAGCACAAATCGTTTTATAACACTAAGAATTATAAAGCTATCTTTCACGCTTGTCATTATCACGCGGGGTTGGGTATTTTTCAATGGCAAAATCGCAATCCAAGCCGCCCGGATGCATATACGCTAACAATGGCCGGCTCTGGTGGCGAGGCAAGCTGCCTGGGGAGGACAAGCAAAAATATCGACCCATCCGGCCTCCGGGGGCAAGACACGCCCTCCTGGACTCGCCTGACAACCGTAAAGCTGCTGTGTATATCGTCCGTAATTGGTGGGAGACCGCAGCCAGAAAACATAGTGGCGGAAAGGTTACAACTGTATCTGACCTGGTTGCTGCCTATATTGCGCATGCCCAGATATACTACCGCCGTCAAGATGGTACGCTCACAGGTGAGGCAAAAAGGATTATTTGGGGAATCAGGCTGGTTAGCGAACATTACGGATCGTTGCCGGCCGATGCGGTAACACAGACGGAAATCAAGGCGATTCGTCAAAAGATGATCGATGACAATCTGGCCCGGACGACCATCAATGCCAAGATCAATATCGTCAAACGCATGTATTACTGGGCCGCCGATGAACAAATAGTGCCTCCATCAACGTGGCATGCGGTCCAGGTCGTCCGTAATCTCCAACGCGGCCGCTCAGGGGCCCGTGAAACCGCTATAGTACGCCCAATTGACGAGAAACAGGTGAGAGCCGTCCTGCCCTACATGCCTGCTACGTTGCAATCTATGGTCCAGCTACAGCTCTTGACAGGTATGCGTAGCACAGAGGTCTGCTTACTGAGACCCCAGAATATTGACCGTTCAGGGACGGTGTGGATTTACCGGCCGGAGCAGCATAAGACCGAGCACCTGGGACATACCCGGCACGTGGCGATCGGGCCTCAAAGTCAAAAGATTCTAAGGCCTTTTCTGGAGCGAAAGCCTGATCAATATTGCTTTACTCCTGATGACTCTATGGCCCAGCGTGGGCGGTCCCGGCAGGCTATGCGGCCCTTGTACGATCGGCGGACCTACTACCGTGCTATTTGGTACGCCATCAAGACAGCCAGGCGTGATGGGCTTCAGGTGGAATGCTGGGGGCCGCACCGATTGCGGCACACCTTCCTGACCAACATCCGCAAACACTTCGATATAGAAACGGCCCGCATCGCCGGCGGGCACTCCAACATGTCGTCCACGGAGATCTACGCCGAGCGGGACCTGGCCCGGGCCGAAGAAGTAGCTAGGCAGTTAGGTTAATCGGTTTTAGATTGGACTTGAGATTCTGTGTGCTGTAAATTCTGTGATTGCCGCAGCTCTTTAATTGCCTGGACCGTATCTCGGTTATAAATAGCAATGTCTCGCAAACAGCTCAGCACGAGACCTATGGCTATAGGCAGGATCGATACAGCTGCGAACATCAGTCCAGCTACTATACTCAGTTCGTTAGATTCTGTCCGAGATATTATCCATGATCCAAGCCACACGCCGAACAAACCGACAAGAACAAAGATCACAGACATTATATTTAATCCGATATATAATCTACTGGATGGTTGTCCAGAAGGCTTATAATGTACGGGCAAAATGGATTGTTTAAAAATTGGTTTTGTCGGCGAAACCTGGTTAGTTTTCACTTCTCGTAATCCCTGCTGGCACGTGGGGCAGACATGCTCTCCAGAATCTATTTGCCGGAGGTTCTCCGGCGATGTAGCCAACCCGCAAAGTTCGCAGCGATCCATATCAGGCTCCCTTTGCTGAAACTCAACTACTTGTTCTAAGCAAAAACATAACAATCAATATCAGTATTATTACTCCAATTACGGTCGCACAACCAGTCGGATTGTTTTTTTTCTCCACCAGGGGGATAAATTCATCTCTGAGATTGCGCATTGGAGCAGGCCGTTCTTGTATTCCAAGTTTTTTTCGGATTAATCCTGCTGTGGTCATATAAGCAATGGTTTTCTTGCTGCCGCCTACGTGAACCGTACCATCGCTATCCGTTTTCTCGCCGAAACTGATCAATTCAAACCCGCTATATCGCTTAATAGAACTGATAACTTTCTCATCCTCGGTAAGCTCCGAGGAAATGTTTTGGACAAAGGTTTTGTCAAACCCGCTGTCAGCAGGATGATACCAATTGGCGTGTTGAAATTCACGAAGGACCATATAGGTGAACCACAGAGCCAAATCTTTTTCTCTACCCGGTTCTTTAAGGGCTTCTGTTATCCGCTCGAATAGTGCGACTTTCCCACTATAATCACTGCAAAGCACGCCCAAGTCCCTCGCCCAATTACACAATCTTGCTGGAGACGGTTCATCTTCCGATTCATACCTAGTGAGTAAATCGCTCATTTCCTGTTTAGTTATATCAGATGGAAAGGCTAAGCCTATGCCACGAGCATAAACAATTTGTCGTTCAGTTGCTGGTTCATCGGGAAGCTGTTCTATCCTTTCGACAATTGTTCCATCTTCGCCTGCTTTGAGAATGGCTTCTTTTTCATCTTTGGCCTTGTAAGTTCGCTTACGTCTTTGCCCCGAATCCCGGCCATAACCGTGGACTTGAAATTGTAGCATATTTACCCCCTGAAATTTTCTTTTTGACTTGCCACTAACATTTACCTAACATTCCCCCACCCGGCGAATCCCGCCCCCAGATCAAGATAGGGGGCCGACCGGGCAAATCAGGGGTACACCATGATAGCAAAGAGACAACCACGGGGGCATAGGAATGCTGTCCATGTTGAGGCCCGCTTCTTGATCGATTCACTTAGCCCGCAGACTTTGAGCGTTTGCTTGCCGACTCTACGGAAGCTCGCCGGGTATCCTGCACTGCCTGATAGCCCCTTGCCATATCAATCGCCTCCTGTTGTGTTTCGCCTTTCTCGGCCTGAGTGAGATTCAGGGTCAAGGCATTGACGAAGTCCCTAAAACTCGCTGGGAGTCGCCTGTAGGCGTCCAGTAGCTCCCGTTCGTCCGGGGATAGCCCAGAGGTCGATATGGGAGAGATAGTCGATCCTGGGGGCAGGTAGAGCGATTCAGGGGCTATACAGAGCGTCTTTGCTATTTTCTCTGCAAGCCCCATTCCGGGAGGTGTTTTGCCGTTCTCGATGCGGCTTATATGATCAGCACTACAGCCTACTCTTTGGGCCAATATCTTGGCAAATATGCACTTCTTTCGCCTAATCTCCCGCATACGAATATGATCGAAGGTTAATCGGGTATCTACCATAATAAGTAGAAAATACAATTTTTTGTAAAAAAAGTCAAGATTTTTATATCTTTGTATTTCAGATACTTATATCAAGCGTTGATATATTTCTACCATCTATTGATAATTTTATACTTGACGAAAATCAAGAAGTTGTCGATACTTGCCACCATGAGCATTACCCCTAAACCAGGAACCAAGATTAGCATGAGTGAGACTCCAGAAATCCAAACAGTACGACTAGCCGCTGATTTTGGCCCGGAAGAGGTGGCCCGGATCGACTATGTGGCGGCTCTGAATGACCCTACCAAACCTAATCGAAGCAGTACCCTGCGGCTTTTGGTGCGCAAGGGCTACGACAGATTCATACAAGAACGAGCAGAGCAAAATGCAACCCCTGCACCAGCAGTCGCAGACCAATAAAAAAGGCCACGGAATAAACCCATCCGTGGCCAGGGAACCTAGCAAGATGATGAAGTCTAGCACAAATCAGATGTTGGGTCAAGAAAAAAAGCTGAGCAAATCCTAGTGCAAGGAGGCATCTGTGCCTGAACGATTATTGACACCTGAGCAAGTTGCAGAGCAATTAGGAATCTCACGCAGTCAATTTTATCGGCTCAAGCCGGCTCTGATTGCCAAGGGGATGCGGACAGTGGTAGTCGGCCGGCGGCGGAAATTCATCGAATCCAGCTTAGACCGAGTAATTCAAACGGCCTCAGAAAAAGAAATGGCCCTTTGTTGAAGAGAATAATGGCAAGGACGCTGAAACGACATTTCATTCAGGCTACGGCTGGGTGCTCCGCCCAGACGAGTCGTTCTTTCTCTCCTTCTCTCAGGCCCGTGGCTTCCCTCGGCCCGCAGGCTTCGCCTTCGAGGCTGAGCTTCGTCCACCTCGGCCCGTGGCTTCGCCCCGAGGCGAGCGTGAGACGGGCCGAGAGGCGAGCACCCGCATCGATGAGTCCGCGAGGCGTGCCCCGAGGCGAGCGTGGATTACTCCGGTCCATGCCTGGCAATCATTTGTCCATGTACCAGGGGTGGATGGTCTTTTGGCTTGCTTTCCCATCCACCCCGCAATTTTGTAAGCTGAGGTAAACACATGCATATATTGGGAATCATCCTGCTTTGCGTGATTTATAGCCTGCCAATCATTGCCGTACTGTTAGCTGACTCGCGTATTGGCCGGGAGGCTGGAGTGAAATTGAACCAGGTTGACCCCGTGGCTTCCCTCGGCCCGCAGGCTTCGCCTTCGAGGCTGAGCTTCGTCCACCTCGGCCCGTGGCTTCGCCCCGAGGCGAGCGTGAGACGGGCCGAGAGGCTTCGCCCCGAGGCGAGCCCGTGCCTGGGTATAAAAAAAACGGGGTTAGGCTGCGGGGTAGAGCAGCAGGTAGCTCGTGTGGCTCATAACCACAAGGTCCCAGGTTCAAATCCTGGCCCCGCCATTTAGAAAAAATGGCCACGGCAGTCGGAGAAGAAAGACTATCCGTGGCCAAAACAAAACAAGAGGCGAGTGCATGAATAGCAGAAAACATATTGCTCGTCAAGAACAATCCGTTCGACAGGCTCACGGCGAGCGGAGTCGAGCCCGTGGCCCTCAGCTTCGTCCACCTCGGCGTGAGACGGGCCGAGAGGCGAGCTTCGCCCCGAGGCGAGCCGTTGCCACCGAGCCCCGCACGAACGGCCAGCGCCAAGGAGGGTTGCAGGCTGGGCGGCAGGAGGCATATGCCCGTTTGGCGTGCGGGGTTTTATTTACTACCAGACTGGGGCGGGCTGTTTTGGGACTGCTCCCGGCCCGCCTCCCGTTTTATATGGAGACGCCATGAACGGATGTCTAATCAATAAGAAGGCTGTGCGAAATTTTATCCTAGGCCAAGCCAAAGTGATGAGGCCGGGATGGAAATGCCGGCGGGTCAGCGCTCAATCCCTGGACGAAATCGATGCTCTGCTGCGTTTCAAGCTGACCAGGATGGTTCATATGCATCCGAGTCGAGGAGTTACCTTCAAAGAGGTTCAAACGTGAAGATTGTCGATTGGGCCATTTTGGGAGTTGTTGTCGGTGCCTCTATCTTTTCGGCCATTCGGCTAGCTCATGGTGAGTGGAATCGAACCACAGCGCATAAACAATCCGAGCGTGGGGCCCGCTGCGAGGAGTATCCCCCCACCCCTCCAGCCCCACGCCCGGATCATATTGACCCTGTAATACAAACTGAGCGGCTCATTTGGACCCACGAATCTGTGGGAGGCACGCAGATGAGCGGGGATGGCGGTCTGGCCCAGGGGTATCAGCAGCACCACCAAGCAACCTGGAACGATGCGCTTGAAATGCTTGGATTGCGGGATGATCCGGATTGGCAATGGCCCGGAGCAACCCGCGATCTATGGCGATGCTATGTAGTCACCATAGCTCACTGGCAGAGGTACTGTCCGGAGGCTTTGAAATCTGCTGACGTAGAATTGTTGGTGCGAACTCATCGGCTTCCAACTCTGCCATATCGAAAAGACAACAATAAATATCTGGAACTTGTTTTGAGAGGAGAAAATTAGCCCTACAGCGGTCAGATGGCCGTGAAGGTTGTCCACACTATAGCCAGCTATCGAAGCTCGTAGAGCGATTAAGGATTAATCCTGCTGGCCCGTAGGGCTTTTATTGGGAAGCAAGGTTATGAATGTTGTTTTAGTGGATCAACGCGTTGGCCTACCAGAGTTGCTAGAAGGCGAATCGTGTCGACAGTGCGGAATAGTTGTCGTCACAGAACTGCATTGTAAGGATCGGGGAAATGGTTCATTGGTATCGGCGACTGTCGACGGCAATATCTACTGGATTTCGCCGGTCATCGGTCCGTTTTGTTCAGTGCCGTGTGCACTACGGTATATGGAGATAAATCTGTAAGGAGATCGCCCTGCGGCGGCGTGGTAAGACACGCTGATGACCCTAAGTGAGAAGCTGCTTAACATCCGCCAGCATTCTGGACTTGATGGAGCAGCGAGAGGGGTTGCTTGCGAGCGTAAGCTATGACCAAGATGGAACTCACAGTAGCTGGATTGAATCCGGCCCGCAGGGCTTAAAAAACAAAGCGACAATGTGTTGTTTCATTAAGTTTTTTTCACAAATTGGATAGGAGATATGTCATGGAATCGTCAAATAACTTCGATGTTTTGGAACAATTTCTTCGTCGTGTGGGCAAGGGACAAGAGAACGTCATTGAGATTATCAAAGAAGTTCTTCAGGATGGCAGTGAAAAAGTAACCATGGCTTTACAAAATCGCCAGCTCCAGCCGGAGCAAAAACCCCATCCGGTGCGTATGGAAAGCCCTGCCCGGGAGCACAAATTTCACGACGTGATGGGTTTTGTCAAGTACCTCCAAAAATACGCCAGCGAAGATACCGTAGTTTTTGGAGACTTGGCGAGCCTAAAATTTTCTGCGATTCTGAACGACAGGGCGAAAAATGGCTTTGAAATCATCACCTTCAGGCCGGGCCTTTATCCGGTCTATGCAGCCTGGGAAAATGTTCTAGATAAGGAGATCAAGCTCGAAGAATTCGTCAATTTTCTGATTTCCCATCGGCGAAGTATAAGCGAGCCGGACGGTAAGGAATTGGTATTTACCTTATCCCAAGTCAAGGCCTCGACACATATCACTCTGAACAAAGGCAGAGGTAATCACGCCATCAATGGTTTGATGTGCGAAACGTCCATACAAGGGCAAAACAAGAGCGAGCCGGTGGAGTTGCCTGAAATCATCGTTTTGCAAACGCCCATCTTCGTCAACACCGAAGAGAAACGCATCGAGGTGGACATGGTCCTCAGTGCCAGAGGCCAGGATATTTTTGTTTTGGCCACTTCATCCGATGTGCTATTAGCCAAGCTGGAGGCCTTCGATAAAATGGCCGCGGTCATCGGTGAAAATGAGAAGTTCATTTTGACCAGCGGCAATCCGGATTATGGATCATGGGCGTATATAAGCTAACCCCGGTTAGCAGAAAACCTAAAGGATAAGATAATCCCTCAATTTTAGGAGAACATTATGGCTAAGAAATTTAGCCCCTTGAAACTCGAATTGATTGATGAAGGGCGGTTCATGGGACAAGCTGAAGAGGACCTATCCGATCTACAGGCTCAGCTGGCACATTATTGTGAAGAGCATGGGGAAAAGGCCAAGGGAGCTAAGGCCAAACTTACCATAGAGGTATCTCTGGTCAGCGAAAATCCTGAGCAAGACTTATTCTCTATCAAGGCCGTAGTTAAAAAACAACTGCCTGGCCGGCCGCCCAGTGTGACGGCTGCCATTGGCAGTGATGACCAGGAAGGCCAACACTGTTTATTCGTCCGCAACTCCGGATCAACAGAGGACAGTCCTCGCCAGGATGTACTTTTTACGAAGGACGGTAAGACCGTCCCCACTGAGGATTGACTCTTGTCTCGGCGAAGACCCGAACCGCCGTCAGGCCACGGCACGCCTGCTCGTCGAGGCGTAGCTCGCCTCGGGGCGAAGCCACGGGCTCGCCTCGGGGCGAAGCCACGGGCTCGCCGTAGCCTGGCCGTGCCAGGGTAGCCGGAGCGATCTACCTAAAACCAAAAAAAAGGAGGTTTTTTTGCTATGGGAAAGAAATCAGATATTAGGGATGCTTCGCAAAAAAAGAACGATGCAACTAGTAGCTTAACCGGGGATATCTCGATCTCATTAATCGACCTGGTGGTGGACAATCACCGTACCAGCATGGATCGGGACAAGCTCCAGGAGCTGGCTAACAGCATGGCTGAAGTTGGCCTGATGAATGCCATCGGACTTTGCCGGCGAGACAAGCGTTATGTGATGATCTACGGCCATCGCCGGTTCGAGGCCGCTAAGCTGCTCACGTGGACCAAAATCAAAGCGGACGTCTATAAGAACTTGACCGATCTGCAAATTGCAGAAATGCAATTTATAGAGAATCTGCAGCGTGAGGATCTCAATCCGATCGATGAGGCTTATGGGATAAAAGCCCTGCTCAATGCCGGTCAATCCGTTGATACCATAGCCAGCCGGATTGAACGCGGCGTGGCTTTCGTCCGGGCCCGTCTGGATTTGCTCCGATTGCATAAGGACGTTCAACCCCTGGTAGCTTCGGGAAGGATTCCCCTGGCTCATGCCCGGCTGATAGCTCGTATCGGTGACCAGTCTGTTCAGAAGAATATGGCTTTTGATGTCATCAAGGGGAGTTATGACGACACCACCATGGCCAAGGCCATCCAGGGTGACTATATCGTGCCTCTGGACTATTTGCGCAAGCGTATTACCTGGCGACTGCAGACCCTGGGGGCCAAGGGCTGGCCCATGGATAGCGAGTACGCCGGCCAGCGTCCGTGTCTGGGCTGCCCGGACAATACCACCACCGAGCCGGGACTATTCGACGGTATCAATCTGCCAGGCAAATCACCAAAGGGAAACTGCACCAACGTGGGATGTTTTAGTATCAAGGCCAAGGCCTGGGATAAAGACCCCATGAGGATCGAGAAGGTCAAGGCCCGCCAAGCCAAGAATAAAAAGGCTGGAGAAACCAAAAAGACTGAGGATGCCAGCTCCTCAAAAAACAAAGAGCTTAACAAAAAGCGGGAGGCATTTCCATCCAATGAACAAGAGATATTTGCCGTCGAGCTTTGGCAGTACGGCAAAAATCTGGCAGCCGCGATCGAAGCATTTCTAAAAGAAAAGGAGCTGCCGGCTGACACATTGGTTTGTCTATTCTATCTGAATTTTGTCATAAACCCATGGAATGGCATAACTATTGATAAAAAGGTTTCATTATCAGAACTGGTTAAGATATTTGGGAAAGAGGGTAATATCGAGATCGAGCAAGAAATACTAATCGATCAAGAAATACTAATCGATTGCTTAGAAAATATCACAAATACTTTGGATAATTACGAGCCCCATTGGCCAGATTATAAGAACGAACCGCAGAATATTCCTCTCAATAAAGATGATGTGCAAGCAATAGATTGCATCGAGGCCCTGGCCAAGCGATGGGGAATCATAATTGATAAAGTCCGTCCAGTCGAGCCAAAGAAGGCCGAAAAACCCAAGAGCAAAAAACCAGTCAAGAAAGAAGCATAACGCATGGAAGCTGTTGCCATAGAGCTACCGTTCCCGCCGACGATAAACCATTATTATCGCCGGAATGGAGCTGCCACCTTTATCAGCGAAGAAGGCCAGATGTACCGTGAAACGGTTTTTGGTTTGTTAGCTGAAGCTGGTGTGCAAACCTTTAGGGGAAAGGTCTCGCTTACATTGGATTTACATCCTCCGGACAGACGAATTCGCGATATTGATAACTATCAAAAGCCTTTGCTGGACGCCCTGGAAAAAGGAAGGGCCTACAACAATGACAACCAGGTGAAGCGATTATTGACCATCATGCATGAGCCTGACGGTCGTGGCAGAGTCCTGGTAGCTATATCCAAGCTTGGAAAGCAGCGGTCATGACTGAGATTGACGGACAGACTGAGTGGGTATTAACTCAGCTCAAAGCTGGGCGAAAGATCACGCCCCAGGATGCCATGAACGAACGGGGAATTATGAGGCTGGGAGCCAGGATATGGGACTTGCGTCAAGCCGGCGTGGATATCAAGAGCCGCATCAAAACAGTGCTCAATCGTTTTGGCAAAAAGTGCCGGGTAGCTGAGTATTATCTGGAGCCTCCCAAATCGAAAGTTCCGCCAGGTTTTCTGTTCGAGACCCGTCAATTAGCACAAGTGCATTAGTTCGGAATATAACAGGAGATGAATGATGTTCAAAATAGTTGACTGGGTTGATTTATATGAAGTCAACGACCGCGGCGATCCGGCCAAGCCGGGGGAGTCCCTGCGACGCAAACCATTAGATTACATTCGTCTGCGAAATCACGGGCGGGCGGTAGGCCTTGGCTTTCGCCGGATGCAATCGCTGACCAGAGACAAGCGGCTCACCTGGGATACCTTCGGGAAGTTTTGCAAGCTGCTGGAGATAGCAGGGGCAGCCCCGGGCAGCCAGCGGGGAATGCTCCTTAACGAGAAGGGATTGCCGGCATCTGTTGAGGACCTGGCGTTCCTGTTCGACGTGCCGGTTGATGATATGCAATTTACCATGGACGTGCTCTGTGATCCCCTGGTCCATTGGGTTCATAACAACGGGCAGTCCCCCTCGCCTGTCAATAACTCTGAAGTTCCCAACAGCTCCGGGAATCTCCGGAAATTTACCGGAAACCCGGAAGATTCCGGAAAATCTCCGGAAACAGAAAAAAAAACTACAAATCGGTATGAACCTCAAAAACAAGCCAGAAATGGCGTTTCCCGGGAATCTCCGGAAAATCTCCGGAAAGCTCGGAAAACCCGGGAAAAAATCTGCCGCTTAAATAACCGAACTGAAGTTAAACTGAATAGAATTAAAGAGTCTTCTAACGTTAAGCCTAGCATTAAGAAGCATTCTTCCTTCCAGTCCTTGTCGGACCGGAATAAAAATCAAACGGGGGAGAAGATCGGTTCGGCACGGCCAGAAACCAGATTGAGCCTTATCTGTCAGAAGTTCGCCCTGGCAGCCACAGAGATCATCAACAAACGCTGGCCGCGTAAACATGAACAAATCGAGATGGATGCTCAGGACTTGGTTAGCCTAGCTCGGCACGTGGCCTGCGAATGTCCCGATTCCGAGCGGCTCAAAGACCAATTGGACAAACTGCTCGAGCTGCTCAGAGAGAAAGCCGCGTGCCCCAGGCTAAACCCCGGCAGTTTTTTCGCCGCGGCTATGAAACGCTTCCCATCCTGGCGAAAAAGAAAAAAGTAAATAAGAACGGAGAAAATAATGGTATATATGAAACAACACTTCGAACAATGTTGTTTAAATTGCCGATGGTCGAGCATGACCGAATTGGGGCAAATAGGGTCTTTAGGTTGTAAACATAATCCACGGCCAGAAGGCGTTAAGGCTGACCGCAAAGTTTCTCCAAACGGCATTTGTGAATATTGGAAAAAAGATTAATCAACCCCCGCGGAGAAATAGGCAAACAAATGAACCCGACTGAAGCCATCGTTGGTACGAGGGTAAAAGCCCTGTTCAATTTTGCCGGCGTTCCCAGGAACACTAAAGGCGTTATCGATGAAGATTACGGCACAGGCGTTATGGTAGCTTGGAATTTGAAAGATAGACCATTGCCAGAAGGCTATACCTGCTTTGATGGGAAGCCAGCTTGCATAACCGGCATTCTCAGAGACGGCTTCGACAAAAACACAGAACTACACTTGCTCGAAAAGATAGCTGGATGATCACCGTTATCAAGGAGAATAATAATGAGCCCGGCTACTGTAGAACGAGCGATCTGGAGAGAATTGCGAGAAATCACATGCAACAAGAAGCTCAGATTGAAGGACATAACGGAATGGAGAACCAGTGAGTTTCAGTCGCAAGAAGGCGAAAAGCTAGTATTTTTGCCGGGGTTGAAGGTATGGGTAGCATACAAAGAGAATTAAAGCATGAAAACCACCGTCGTCAATGTCCGCCACCACGAGTTCGATGTCTATATCGGGCGGAGAATAAATACTCCCCGCTGTCGTTTCATGGCCAGTAAATGGGCGAATCCGCATAAGGTCGGGCCAGGTTGTACCCTGAAACAATCTCTGCAAAGATACGAAACCGATACCAGGAACAATCCTGTGCTTATGGCCGCCCTACCGGAGCTTGTCGGAAAACGGTTAGGCTGCTGGGATGTAAAAGAGCCGATTAGCGAAGTACAGGCTAACCCCGTGTGCCACGGCGAAATCCTGTTAAAATTATTACAGGAAATGAAATCCAAGGAGCAAAAAAATGTCTAAAACAAAAAAACTTCCCCAACAGGTAATCGTCAGATGGGAGATTGACAACAGTGGAGAGTATTATCTTGAAGTAGTACCATTATCTAATTTAGCTTTAATGGGCCTTCAAGATGAGACTTGTATGGTTGGTATCTATAATCTTAGTCGGAAACAAAAGGTAATCAACAGAACAACTTTTGTAGGATAAGAATAACCCCTGCGGCGGCGTGGACCGATGACGATAGCCCCCCATGATGCAAGATCCACGGCGTAATCATGGAGGACATACTCACATGCCGGTACAAGAGCTATCTAGTGTTGATTACATTTATGCGTAAGGAATCCGGCCCGCAGGGATGTCTGATTTATCCTGAGCGAAGGTGAAGGAAAGGAATGCTGAATGACAGACGCAGAATTGATTAGAACACTGGCGGCGGCATTAGGCTGGTGCGTAACTGACGAGGATGGATTCTCAGCAGATTTCAACTACAAAAGTTTACCATCCTGTGCTTTCCTTCAATCTGACCGATGGTTTATTACCGCCGGAGAAGATTGCGATTACGATGAACCTTTTGAGCCTTTCCATAATCCGAATCACGCTAGATTGGCGATAGAATTGTTACTGGAGAAACTGCAAGTGGAGCGAAAAAAGAATGGCTGATATTAAAATCACCGGAACCAAAGAATGGGCCATGCATAATATCAATTGTTGCCTCGGATGCAGCCACGGATGTATCTACTGCTATGCCCGGACCAATGCTATGAGGTTCGGCAGAATCAAAAGCGGCGAAGAGTGGACCACTGCGCGAATCAACCAGAAGGCTGTAAACCGTACTTATCCTAAGTATAAAGGCACAGTGATGTTCCCGACCACGCATGATATCATACCGACTAATCTGGACGCCTGTATCATCGTCCTGAGAAAGCTACTGGTAGCCAGCAATCGCGTACTTATTGTCAGCAAACCACATGAGAAGGTCATCAAGTTGCTCTGTCATCTATTCCAAGACTACAAAGCACAGATACTCTTTCGATTCACGATCGGAGGATGTATGTCTAGGACTTTGTCGTTTTGGGAACCATACGCACCATCTTTCACGGAACGACAGGCAAGCTTGCAATTCGCATACGAGCATGGCTATTCCACATCGGTAAGCTGCGAACCATTGCTTGATCCAGATATAGTTGTTTCACTAATCAAAAGAGTAGAATGTTATGTCACCGATTCAATTTGGATCGGAACGGCAAGGCATCTCCGACAACGCACAAAATGGACATTACCCCCGTGGAACACAGAGCTTCTCAAATTGGAAGCCTGGCAAACCACAGACCGAATATTTGAAATATATGATGAGCTCAAAGACAACCCGAAGATCCGCTGGAAGGATTCGTACAAGAAGGTACTGGGCTTAGAGCAACCGGAAAAGGCAGGGATGGATGTATGAGATACGCTTCAAATACAGCAGTTAGCGAGGACCGTAGCCGAGCAGAAATCGAGCAGATGCTTATGAAGTATGGAGCTGATGAGTTCGGTTACATCACACGGGCAACAGAAGCGATGATAGGTTTCCAATACAAAGGCATTCGCGTACAAATGACTGTTCCTTTACCGAGTTCGACAGACAAACGGTTCCACGAAACACCGACAGGCCGGCAAGTTCGGTCAGATAATAAAGCCTTCGATGCCTGGCAAAAGGAAATTCGCCGCCGCTGGCGGAGCCTATGCCTGGTAATAAAAGCTATGCTGGTTGGAGTGGATGACGGGGTGATGACGTTTGAGCAAGCCTTTATGCCCTATATGGTTTTAGGCAATGGGCAGACAGTTGCTCATTATTTTCTGCCAGGGATTCAGAAGGCTATAAAACTAGGAACGGGGCTCGGAAGCATGAAACAGTTGGCAATGCTACCCTAGAAAGGAAAGCCATGATAAGTATCGATGACAGTAGCCAGCGATGCATAAAATGCGGATGTACTGATGATGATTGTGATCAATGTATTGAGGCTCGGGGTTATCCGTGTTGGTGGGTTGCTCCAGATAAATGCAGTCGCTGTTTTGACAAAAATGGAAATCCAAAACCAGCCAAAACACCATCGAAAAGCAGTTAGAAATATTGCCTGAGAGTGAAAAAGGGTAAAGGAGTATCCGAAATGACATGTATTGCGGCAGTTATTGATAAAGGAATTGTCTATATGGGGGCTGATTCAGTTGGAGCGGAAGTAGAAACATATCACACATTGCCGCGGAAGGACCCCAAGGTCTTTCTACGAAAATCATTTATTTTCGGTTTTACTGATTCCTTTCGGATGGGACAACTCTTAGCTCATAAGCTGGAGATTCCAAGGTTGCCTGAAGATGGAGTATCTCACAAATGGATGTGTACGGAGTTCATAGATAATGTTCGCACCTGTTTGCAAAAAGGCGGCTGGGAGAAAAAAAAAGAAGAACGTGAAAGTGGCGGTACTTTTTTAGTTGGCATCGCAGGACATCTCTATGTAATCGAGGCTGATTTCCCGGTTGGCATTCCAAGATATGAATATGTAGCTGTGGGCTGTGGAAGAGATTGTGCCATGGGTTCCCTGCATTCCACTAAAGGACAACAACCTAAGATCAGAATTAAAAAAGCCCTAGCAGCGGCTGAAGAGTTTAGCGGTTATGTAAGAGGCCCATTTGTGATTCTAAAAGCCTAAAGGTGAAAAGGAAGGCAACAATGAGTTGGATACAAACCTACAGCGGTAAGCTGATATATCCGCTAAAGCTGACAGATGATCAAGTGGATATAGTGGATATTGCCCATGCCCTAGCAAATCTTTGTCGCTTCAATGGTCACTGCAGGAAGTTTTATTCTGTTGCTGAACATTGTCTACGGGTTTGTGCGTTACTCCCTGATGATCTGCAACTTTGGGGATTGTTGCATGATGCGGCCGAGGCCTACACCGGGGATATTATCGATCCTATCAAAAGAAGACTGGAGTTGGACAAGCTGCCATATTTTGTATACGAAGATGAGATAATGGTGGTGATAGCACGGCGTTTTGGCCTTGTTCTTCCTTGCCCTTTAGTAGTCAATCATGTTGATAAGATATTACTTGCCACTGAGACTAGGGACCTGATGAAAAGACCTTCGAATCCCTCGGAATCATTGCCTGCCCCCTTGGTAGATAAATTATGTGAAATATTGTCGTCAGAACTGGCAGAACAAGCCTTTCTGAAAAGGTTTGAGGAATTGACATCCTAATGTGGAAAGTATTTTCGAGGAAGTATGGCTGCTTATCCTGAAAAGGAGTTTGGGTGGATATATCTCGGCAAATTGCGACCGTCTCGGAGAGGCCAACGCTGCCGGATAATCTGCAAAGCCGGGATCTGGGGTCCGAACGGTATATGCATCGAATTTGAAGATGGATTTTGCATTCTTACATTGATGCACTCGATCGAGAAAATCAAATGAAATCCCTACAGCCAAAAGCAAAAGGCCCCGCGAGTTTATCATCGTTGGCTATCCAGCTCCTGGCCTGTCTGCCAATATGCTTCGGGTCCTCCGGAGGGGGTAGCCGGTATGCGGGTCAAAGCGAGG